TCAGCTTTGTTTTATGTCTAAAACTGAAAAGATGTATTCATCATCAAACCATAAGAAATCGTTAAATTCGGTTTCAGTACAACCATTTGGAAAAATATCCTCAAGCAAAAACATAAAATCATCTTGTTTATGATTTTTGATAATTGCGTTACGAGTGTATACTGCGCCGCTCCAAGCTTCAAACTCATCAATGTTGCTGATTTCTTTTGTAATTTTCATTTTTGAAAACTCCTTTTTAATTAAAATTACTACTCTTACGAGTGCAACAAAGACAGACCGATAATTAAGGTTTGTCAAGCAATTAAAAAGTTTTTGCAAAAGGAGTTAAAAGCAAAACTTTTTATGCAGTCGTAATTTTATTTATAAAATTTGATAGTTCTTAATTCTTGGTATAATAAGAGGTGCTAAGTAAGAGATGACAAACATAATGAGTTATAACATTGTAATATCTCCACTAAATATATCGTATTTGTAATAAAGATATGCACTTGAACCATCTCCAGTATAATCCCTGTTAATACTGATATATAGAGAACCGTCAGTTTTTAATTTTCCTTCTAATAGACAAACTTTTTCATTAGTTCCTGTCATAGTAATTTGGTAAACATCATAGTCATATTTCGTATGGCTGTCATATGCTTCAGGAAGACTTATTGTACCATTCATATCGTAGGTTTTGTTGTCAAATATAAGCTGTCCTTTTATAGTTCCCCCAGTGTTTTCCTTATTTAATTCTGTTATACTGAATTCTACCTTCTTGTCATCTGTATCAGCCCAAGCAGAATCAACTAAACATTTTAAAGTTCCGCTCCAAGAATGTGAAAAGTTATATTCTATTTTATATGAATCAGCATAAGAAATGTCTTTTATATTCCATTTTCCTCTGTCGAAATCAAATTCAATAGAAAAATCAATTTCACCTGACCTGTTTTCAATAACAGTATCTCTTTTTACATCAAAAGCGTATGTTACTTTTCCCACTTCCAAATCTGTGTTTGAGTTGTCCTCATTGAATACAAAACTGTCATATTCATAGCAATGAGAATCCTTTTTTAATTCTTCTTGACAAAGTTTGGTGTACTCTTCAATGTTTGGTATGGCAGTTGGTCTTTTAGTCCATAATTCTTTGTCATAATCTTCAACATCATAAAATTCCCATTCATCATATTTTGAATATGTTAAAAGGTATTTTTCAGAATATTCAACACAATCCTTTTCATAAGTTACGCTTGTTATTGCGGTATATTTATTATCATTTTTATTTTCCGAATAAATAGCAAAATCACTTATTGTTAAATTTTCATCATCTAATTCCTGTTGAATTAAATCGTTTTGCATTTGTTCTTTACTTGGTGTTTTATGTATTGATGAAATTGTAACAATTAAAACTATAATAATTGCAAGTAAAGTTGCTATTCCTGCAATTATCAAAGTTTTTTTATTTAATCTGTTTGGTTTGCTCTGATTTTTTATATTGTTATAATCCATTTTATTTTCTCCTATTATTTTTCTGTAAATGTTTTTCTAAATACTTCTTCGTTTGTATTTTTATTATTTACTACAATAGTAAAACTGTAACCTTTTTGATTAAGAGATTCATCCGTGCGAAATGATGAATCAGTCACTATTGAAAAATTCGGCTCACTTTTATTGATATCATAAAGTGGAGACATCGTTGAATATTTATCTTTGTAAAGCACATCTGTAATATAGCAATAATAATCATTGTTTGTGTTATTTGTACCAGTTATATTTATAATAGGTACATCACCCATTTTATGTGAAACATATACTTCTAATCCGTCTTGTGAATATGCTAATTCTCTTTTATATGAGTCATTTGTTTCTGAACTTGCTTCAGTTGTTATATATGATTTTTTCAAATCAGAACTAAATTCGCTCAAGTCTTTCCAATCAAGATCATTTGAATTTATTATTATACTGTTATCTTTATCTAAAAAATCGGTACGATTATTATGGTCTCCGTTACTATATGTAATTATTTCTCCACCCGAATCTGCTTCATTTCTAATAAGTATTTCATTGTTGTTTGTTAAATAAACAAAGTTTATGATTTCTTTTTCAGGCATATCCCAATAATCACCAATACTTGTAATATAATATCCAGTAGGGTGTCCTATATCACCAATATCTGAATAAGAATAAACTGCAAGAATATCATAATTCTTTCCTGTTTTTTTACCGATAAACAATTCGGGTACATTATCGTAGTTTAAGTCTCTTAAATAATATACAGGTGTTGAGCCGTTAAAATCTGCCATTCCCAATCCGGCACCCCTTGGAAATATATTATTTTCGTCCATATAGTAAAACATTTGAAATCCAATGCTGTCCCTTGTTTCATATTCTGTTTTAACATACTTTAGTATAGCAAGATACATTTCGTATAATTTACTGTTTTTATCAATGGTAACAGGGTTAGCTTTTAATATATCTTGTTTCCAATTTCCGCTTGATTTCCAATTCTTTTCCCATAATGGATTAAGTGCTGATTCAAATAAAGGTTGAGAATACAAATAATTGTCAAGTATAGGAACAGTAACTACAATATCACCTTTAAGTTTTGGCGTTATATTCAATCCGATGTTCCCTGCATAATTTAAATTGTTGAATTGTTTATTAGGACTTGCCATTATTTCAGCTTCGGCACCGCCTGTAATTCCTGCTGCTAAATCAACACCTGTTGAATCGTATAATTTCGATACAATATGAATGAATACACCAACCTCTATATCGGCAGAAGCACTTGCTTTCGTGTTCCATTCAATTCCGTCACCTAAATATGTATTTTCTTTAATTTCTTCAACTTGATTTGTTGAACTGCTGTATTTAAATCCTGTTGTATTTTCATAGTCAAGAGTAATTTCAGTACCTAAGGAACCTCTGATTCCTCCTGAGCCGTCTAATGTAGCACCAACCGAATTTGTTATTATAATTGGTACTTCTCCAACCATAAATTCAATAATTGGCAGATTTTTACTGAATAGCTCTATACTTTCATTAAATCCCTTTTCTGCTCCTAACTCAACAGCAAGTCTTCCTGATGTGGTATTTTTAATTGACATACTGTATTCAATTTCGTGATTTTCAATATCGAAATCCATAAGAAGATAAGGTCTGTATCCAACTGAACCAGTAACATAAATATTTTCAGTAATATTCTTTTTTACATCTAATGAAATTAAATCAGCACCTGAATTTTCATTAGGTATAATTGTTCCAATAGAAAGCGTGTTAAGAAAGGATTTTGTTGGTATCAAAGTTCCTATTTTTGCGTTAATATTTGTTTCCGTAGTATCTACAGGAGTAACTGCTTCATCTGATATAGAAAAAATCTTACTTACATGGGCTTCTTCAAACACATCTGTTAAACAAGCATAAGTAGTTTCAACAATATACTGATTATCAATAATATCTGTTTTCATAACTTTTCTCATAAAACCATTTGGTGCTGTATCTGTCACACCAGATACAATTATGTCATCTTTTGAATAGTGTTGATCTTCACTGAAAACAAGTTTGTTATCTGTAACTGCGATAGGAATATTGTTCTGTGATTCTTCTTTAGTAATAATGTAAACATTATCATATACTTTTACATCATCAGAATATTTGTTAGCAATAATAACAAAAACAATCCCAACTATTATTGTGATTGCTAAAATAATGCTAATAATTACTATTATTCGTTTCCTTTTGTTTTTCATTTCATTTCTCCTCTAATTATTCTGCTTAAAATATTTAAAAGTTTATAAGCTCTCTTATATTATAACAGTAGCAAAATAAAAGTCAACTGAAAGTATACTTGTCAATCTAAAATGAACATATCAAAGGTATACTGATAATAGGAGAGATTGTTATGATATATTTTGGAACACGGCTTAAAGAATTACGAAAAGAAAAGAATTTAACACAGCAAGAACTTGCTGATAAAGTAGACCTTGTGAAAGGCTCTATTTCAGCTTATGAAAAGAGCTTGAAATATCCGTCTGTTGAAGTCCTTATCAAGCTGTGTAATTATTTCAATGTATCTTCAGATTATCTCTTGGGGCTTTCAGATGAAAAAGAAATTAAAAAATATGATTTAACAGAAGAACAAATGGAATTGGTTACTAAAATGATAATTCAATTTCATCAGCTTAACAATAAATAATAATGTATTATACAAGAAAACACCACTATGCGTTTAAATTGCATAGTGGTGTTTTTGTCTTTTATATTAAACAAGTATTCTTATTTATATGAAATCGTAATTGCTTTTTTGTATATCCTCTAAAGCAAGAATATATGTAGATGAAGCCCTATTGAGCTTAAAAAAGTATTCATTTCGTGTACTATTATTTTCACAAATTAATGAGGCGCAATGTGATAAATCACATTCAATTAAATTTTTAACTCGTAATCCTAAAGAGTTACCATCAGGCTTAAATTTATTTAACATTGGAATAAACAATTCTTTAATAAAAGATTGTTGAAAAACTTTGTTTATTTTATTAAAAGATGTTGTTTCCTTTGCAAAATCACTGAAGATTTTAAAAAAATCATCTTTACATTTATTATAAAGATAATTAAGAGCCTCATTTTCTGCTTTATCATAATTATCAATAACATCGTCTTCATAAATTCCATATGCAACAGCAGGGTATTTATTTTTTTTAGTAAAAAGTATATTCCAGTAAGTACTATATTTAGCATAAGGTACATAGTCGCATAGAAATAAATTTTTATCAATTTGATAATCGTTCTTCTCTTTTGATATTTCATTTAATAATAATTCGAATAAACTGGGAAGATATTGTGAAATTTCTTCTTTTGTTCCCCAGAGTATTTCACTTTTACTATTAAACTTTAGCATTGGATATAGCCCAATAGTAGTTCCATCTTTTGAGAAATGCTCAAGAACAGAATCGGTTATTAGAAATCGATTATTCTTCGTTCTTCGATTATTTATAATCAAACTTATTTGTTTGTAATCATTTGCATATATTTGATAATGTTTTAGACCTAATAATTTAATTCTATCTCTTATTCTTTTTGAAGCTTTTTCATAGAAAAAGTCCATTATAATTTCAATATTCATATTCTACTCCTTGAAAGGTAGGGACTAATTATAGAATATCATATAATTGCAACCATTTCAATACCGACCCAAAGAATGTATAATATAGTTAACAGAAGCGCAACTGAATATAGCTGATGAGGGTATCATCAAAGGCGGGAAGGAGTATTGACTATGCAAGCAAAATTACTTGGAATAATGAAAGTTAATTTTACTAATAATCAGAATGAAACAGTACAAGGTACTAACCTTTTTGTGGCGTTTCAAGACCCTAATGTTGATAATGGTTTGCGTACTGAAAAATTCTTCTTAAAGGATAATATTGCATTACCCAAAGACACAAAAATCAATGATGTTATTGATATTTCATTCAATTACAAAGGAAGGATTGAAGCAATAAATAAAGTTTAATTTTTATGATTTTGAGAGTTAGCAAGAGGATTTTCAATTCTCTGCTAACTCAAGACAGGAGTATTTATTATGAACAAAAGAAATAATAAGTTTTTAGAAGCAGTTATAGTTGTTGAAATCCATAAACTCCTCAAGAAATGTATTGATTTTGATAATATTGAAAACGCAGATTTTATTTATAAAAATCTTGATTTGATTAACAGTTATAAAAGAGCATTGTCAGATAAAATGTGCAAGCAATTGGATAAGTTTATTGAAGAAACTATCCAACCTATTATAGAAAATGAGGATTATTTCTCATTCTTAAATAGAGAAGAATTCGGATCATATAATGATGAGGGAGTTTTTGTACTCAATTCTGAACATTCAGCTAAAATGATGATTGCTTTATTTTTTGAACATATTATTGAACTTGATAAGAAATTAGATGAATTTGCTTCTAAGCATTTATATCATAATACTGTTAATTAAGTAATTATTATCTAATCGGTCATCAGGGGTGTAAATCACCTCTGATGATTTTTAAGAAAAGGCGGTGTTTTTATGGAAAATAATACTTATAATATCAGACGAAAAAATCAAATTAAACAGCTTATGAGATTAAAATTAGGATTTAACCAGCTTATACATAAACCTATTCTCAACTTGCTATGGCTGTTAGTATGTTTTGCTACTGCGATAATCATTGTGTTAAAAAATAAGCTGACAGCAATTATTGACATTCCGAAACCTATAGTGCCTGCTTTCGATATTGCGTTGAATATATTTGTATTTTTTATACCCATAATAATGGTTTTTGCAATATTGGAATATATAGGAGAGCTTACAGCTCGTAAAGATGAAAATAAGTTAATGGTGGCTTTTTCTGCTAAAGATTTAAGAAATGGCTGTCCGCTTCTTGTAAACAAAAGGAAGATTAGGGATACAGATGTAACCATTCGTGAATTTTATTCTAATATTTCTTATGATGTGTGGATTGAGAAAAAAGAAGCAATAGCTGATGCGATGAATGTGCATTTCATTGAAGAAATACAATACGGCGGTAAAGGTAACAATAACGGAAAAATCATTGTTATCAAAACTGCCAAAGGTCGCAAACCGACAGACAGAGGAATTTTGTATGATGAAGAATTCTGATATTTTGCTCGGTTATGATTATGACAAGTGGTACGGTTATGCAACAAAAGAGCCTGTATTGACAGATATATCTGTTAATACTAACAGTCATCTTTTAATCTGTGGTATGAGCGGAAGTGGAAAGTCATATCTTACTAATCAGCTTTTAGCTCGTCTATGTATTCAAGGCGGGGAAAATTCAAGGGTATATTTTGCCGATTTTAAGCAAGACGATACATTTTCTTATCTGAGAAACTGCAACAGATATTGTCCTTACGACAAGACGATAGAAGCTCTGAACACTGTTTATGAAATATTGCATAACAGGCAATCAGGGAAGGACACTTCTCGTACTCCTTTAACTCTGATATGGGATGAATATGTGGCAAATATATTATCGCTTATCAGTGAGGATAAAAAGCAGGCACAAGAAGTTATGCGGAAAGTTTCAGAAATACTAATGCTTGGTCGCTCTCTTGCTGTTCGGTTAGTGGTATCTTGTCAAAGACCTGACGCTGTTGTATTCCCAACAGGAAGCAGATTAAACTATGGCATTATTATAATTGTCGGTGCACCTATCAAAAGTATATATGAAATGCTTATACCGAAAGAATATATTGAGTGTATAGGTGATAGACAATTCAAAATTGGAGAGGGTGTTGTTCTGTTGCAAGGCTCAGTATTGCATTTTATTAAAGTGCCTGTAATTCGAGAAGAGGATAAATTACAGAGAATTTGTATTGAAGCACTTAATCGGTAATTTATATCAGTTGCAATGGCGGTGGCGAAGCCACAAGCCGTTGCAACACTGTTGGTTTAGTATTACCCAACAGTGCACAAACACATTTCTTTCTTGAAAATACGGCACTTTCAAGATGTTCACAGCAAAAAACAAAATGAACAAAAAGGAGGACAAGCAATATAGATACACAATCATTTATGTATCAGTTGACGATAAATGCCCCTATTGAAAAGGGGTATACACATCAACAGATACTTGATATTTTTCATAGCAAATTCAAAACTTTAACTTACTTATGTATGGCAGATGAGCAAGGAACACAATTCCATACACATATATTTGTTGTATTTGCTTCAAGAGTGCGTTTCAGTATGTTAAAACGATATTTTCCTGAAGCACATATCGAAAAATGCAGAGGCTCTGTATCAGATAATGTAAATTACATAAAAAAGTCCGGTAAATGGGAATTAGATGAAACAAAGCAGGAAAAGAAAATCAAGGGTACATTTGAGGAGTACGGAACACAACCGCCTGACAGCAAAGGCAAAAGATGTGATATGTCCGAACTATATCAAATGGTGCTTGATAATATGTCAAATGCTGAGATACTTGCACAAAATCAAGACTATATTTTGCAAATTGATAAGATAGACAAAGTACGAACTATAATTTTAACAGAACGATTTAAAGAAACTGTCCGTCTTGATTTAGAGGTAATATACATCAGTGGTGCAACAGGAACAGGCAAGACAAGAGGAGTTCTTGAAAAGAATGGCTATGCTAATGTTTATCGTGTTACAGATTATCAGCACCCATTTGATTCATACAGTGCACAGCCTGTAATTGCCTTTGATGAATTTAGGTCATCAATAAAAATCAAAGATATGCTGTTGTATTGTGATATTTACCCTTTAGAGCTTCCAAGCCGATATGCAAATAAATATGCTTGTTATAATCGTGTATACATAATATCAAATTGGTCTTTGGAAAAACAGTATTGGGAAGTTCAGAAAAACGATAATGAATCGTGGCAGGCTTTTTTAAGGCGAATACATAAAGTTATCGTTTATAATGCTTCAGGAGATGTTACGGAATATACCTCTGTCAAAGATTATTTAGAGAGGAAGCAAAAAACTGAATAGATTTCAGCTATTCACCGCAAGAAGTTGCGTTATGGTACAAATATTGACACTGTGCCGTAAATATTCAGTCAAGACTATTTACTATTGCTTTTATAGGAGCTATAATAATTATGTTATTTGACAATATAAAAAATGATTTTACAATTTCATTACAGGATTTTGAAAAGATGAATGCAGAAATCGAACGATACAAGACAAACATAAACAGTCTTGATAACGATAATGTGCTTTTCTTTTCACAAGAGGATATACGGAATATAACAGGGTGGTCTAAACATACTGTTGAAACCTTGTTTAATAATCCGAGCTTCCCCTGTACTGATATTGGAAAATCAAAACTTGTTTTGAAAACTGCGTTTATTAAATTCTTTTCAGAACGCAGATGTAAAGACAATGAAGCATATTGGAAATAATAAAATTGAACTTTTAAAAGTAAATAGTACATAGTCTTGGAAAGGCTGATATGAGTAAAAACAATACGAACGGCAACGGCTCATTATATTTTGACGAAAAACGAAATAAATGGCGGTTACAGATTTCATATACAACTCCAAGCGGTGAATTAAAGCGAAAGAGCTTTAGCGGTAATTCCAAGACAGAGGTTAGAAACAAGAAAAAGCAGTTTGAAAGAGAATTAGCTCTCGGAAGAATAACAGATACATCAAATTGTACGGCTGTTGATTTGTTAAAGGAAAGTGCGGACTACGATTATAAAATCGGTGAAATAAAAGAAGCTGCATACACAAGACGAATCTATACTATAAAAATCTTAGAGCAATCCTCAATCGGAAGTATTCCGATTACAAATTTAAGTGAAGCAAGAATAAATGATTTTCTGCTGAGCTTAAAGAGTAAATATTCAAATAGTGTTATCAGCAAGGTTTACAGTGCCTTGACAAAAGCATATAGGCTCGCTATCAATAAACGAATACTTACATATAACCTTATGGATAGTCCGTTTATCAAAAAGCCAAAGGCGGACAGGCAGGACACAAAGGTACATGCTTTTACTTGTGATGAACAAAACATCTTCCTTGAAGCTCTAAAGAAAAAACGATACAGAGCAAAGAATATTGATTATAATTCAATGTTCTTAATTGAACTTTTTTCAGGGCTGAGAATGGGAGAAATTTGTGCCTTAACTCCTGATGATATTGATTTGGATAATCAAGTAATCCATGTACGAAATACAATTACAAGAGGACTTGATTACAAAGCAACAGTAGGAAGCAAAACAAAAACTCCAAGAGGGGTTAGAGATGTACCAATCAATAATTATCTTGTTGATGTTTTGAAAACGGTTTTAGATAACTATGTAGAGAATGACGATAACTTGATTTTCTATAATGCGAATATGAAAAGACCTGTTTCAACACAGCAGACAAATGATTATTTCCACAGACTATGTAAAAGTGCAGGCTTGCAGACAACAGGCGGACAGCATACTCTCCGCCATACCTTTGCAACAAGATGTATTGAAGCTGATATACCGCCTGAGGTAATTATGACTTGGTTAGGGCATACGGACATATCAATTACAATCAATACTTATTGTGATGTGTTTGCAAAAAGGCAGAACAAGGCAATAGATATGTTTTCTGCATATTGCAACGAAAATCTGATTGCTTAAAGTAATCTGCACCAAATCTGCACCAAAACTATTTTCCACTTATCAGATAAAGCTAAAAAACCGCATAAAACAGCGGTTTTCGAGAACTTATATATAAGTTTGCGTTGGGTCACTCCGACCATTAAAACAGGGGTTTCAAAATTTATTGAAATCCCTGTTGCTTTGTAAAAGCCTTTATTTAAGCCAAATTTTAAAGCCGTTGATTATTTCAACGGCTTTTTGTTATATTGAAAATGCTTTGCTATTGCAATCATTATTGCAGTCATTGCAGTCAGAAAGCATCTTTGCATTAAAGCTGTCAATGATGCTGTACTGTCTGTCTTTAAACTGACCGATTACATCGCAATAAGTATTCAGTGTAATCGTTATATCAGAATGCCCAAGTATTTCCTGCAGTGATTTATAGTCAACACCATTTTCAATGCAGCGTGTGGCGAAGGTATGGCGGAGCATATGCTGATTATATTCTTTTGCTCCTATCTTTTTCCTAAAATAATAATTGTTGAAATTCTTGCTCCAATCCTTTGGCGGCTCTTTGCCGAGCCGTACAAAATCATCATCGACTTTTTTATAATAGCTGTACTTTTTATAAGCCACTGATGTTCTGTGTCTTTCGGAAATCGGAATTATTTCTGTTGTTATCGGTATAACCTCATAACGCTCTATAATCCGTTTAAATGAACTGTTGACCTGATTTGTGGAAATATATGTATTCTTCTTAAAATCATAAAATAACAGCTTATCTGGGTTATCTTTGTAATGCTTGTCAATATATTCATTAAACAGTTTTGCTGTAGTATCTGTCATGGAGAGAATACGCATTCCTGCATCCGTTTTTGTTTCTTCACCCAAAATCGGTTTATCGTTCTTGTCCTTCGATATTGTCTTGTTTATGGTAATGGTTTTAAAGTTAAAATTAATATCATTTAAGGTGAGGGCATTAATTTCACCCATACGCATACCTGTGCAAAGCATAATCAAAAACTGGTAACGATAGCGGTTGTTAATTTCTTCATTATTCAGAATGTTTATAAAGTGCTTCTGCTCCTCAACAGTGAATGCAGATATTTTCTTATTAGACTTATTTGATTTGGGCTTGATAATATCCTCCATAGGATTGATTTCAATAAGCTTTTTCTTATAGGCATAACCAAAAGCCTTGCCAAGTGCCTGATGCACCTTGCTGAGCTGTGAATTGCTGTAAAAGGTTATTTCCTTGAAAAATTCTTTTATAGTCAGCTCGGTTACATTTTGAATCTGTATTGATCCAAGACCGTATTTGTCAATGAGCTTAATACATTCAAGTCTGCGACGGTATGTTGTTTCTTTTATGACGTTCAGTTTTATATCATCATCAAGCAGCATTTCAAGAACAGCGTGCACAGTTATTTTATTTCTGTCAACAAATCCGCCGTTCTTCAGCTTCTGAATATGCTCATCAAGCTTCTGCTTGCACTCCTTCTTGGTCTTACCGTATTTGGTAATACGCTTGCCGTCATATACCATTTGACCGACCCAGCAGTTACGCTTTTTGTTTTCATAAAAAGTGCCGTCGCCGTTACCTCTGCTCTTCACCTTTTGTGTGCGTTCTTTCTTTTCAGTTTCCATGATTATATCACTCCTTTTGATTTTTGCAGCAGGTGCTGCCTAAAAAAGGGCATAAAAATACCCTACTTGATTTATCAAGCAGGATGTGGTATAATCTCATTGCTCGGTGGGATTATATTACATCCTACTACTATGGTCTGTCGGCTACTGCTATAGCTGACGGACCTTTTTTTATTTGTTTATGCTCAATTTAGCTTGCACATTTTTGACAAGGTGTTAAGCCAAGTGAAATAGCATAGTCTAAAGTGGCTGAATGGCTGTTTTTACCGCCACAATCTGGGTCAAAGTGATAACGTTTTCCTGTTGGGGTAACATATACTGTTCTACTATCACCTTTAGGTGCATTTTGTGTTGTTGTTTGCTTTTTTGTTGTAGTTGCCTGTTTGGTTATAGTCGGAGCTGCAGTAGATTTTTCGGTTGTTGTTATTTTAGTGGTCGTTTTGCTTGTTGACTCACTTGAAGTGGTTTCAGCAAGTAATTCTTTCGTTTTCTGCAAATTGTCTTTAGTTGTTTCGTCTGAAACCTTTTCTACACCTCTGTAAACGTATTTTACAGTTTTAAGTGCAGTGAATCCGAGCTTGCTCCTTGAATCAGTATCGTCATACATATAGTCAAGCAGAGCACCATAATACATAAATTTTTCCATAACCTCATTTGAACTGAAACAAGTATCAATGTTATCAGATAAATACTTTATTGCTTCCTGCTCATCCGCTTCAGTTGCGTTTTGAGCTTTTTTCTTTGCCTCGGAACAGATGTAGTCTACCATAGCAGTTGTGTTTGCAGCAGGTGTGGTATTTTCAAATGTGTTTTCTGTTGTTGAAACAGATGTATTATTTGTTGTTTCAGGAATGCTTGTTGTTTCGTCTGAATCAATAGTGAATAAAAGTATATCAAATAATGTTACAAAACCGAAAAATACAGTTAAAATTATTCTGATAATTTTATTGAATTTTTTACCTGTCCACATAAGAACTATGCCAACAGGTGGTAAGGCTATGAGCATCAGTATAATAAACCAGGTTTTTTGATAAATTTTCATAATTATAGTCTCCTTAAAACAATGTATTCACTATAATAGTTCTAAAATATATAAAAGGTAACAAAAAAATAATAATTCACTCTATGTATTGAAAAATACTAAGGGTGATTTTTATGAAAATAGTTTATAAATTGTATGAAATAAGAACAGAGAAGGGGATGAGCCTTAGAAAGCTGGAGGAGCTGTCAGGTATAGGCAAGTCAACAATCAACCGAATAGAGAATGGTGAAGCGAATCCGACAGTAGAAATAATATGCCGGCTTGCGGTTGCTCTCGGCTGTCAACCCTGTGATTTATTCCAAATTATGTAGTTATGTCCCACATATGGGACATTTATGTCACCTTTCCACTTTTTAGTAACTATATATATGAAGGCACAAGAAATGTAAATTTTTTAAGAACATTTATTACTGTCCCATTTTTGACACTGTACCTTAAAATGATGTGGACAAGCTGGAAAAATTGTGCTATAAATATAAATAGAACGTGCGTTCGGTCTATAAAGGAGAGTTACATAATAATGGAAAAGAAAAAAGCAATTAATAAATTAAATTATATTAATCGTCAAAACAAAGAACAATTACTTAAATATTTAATTAGTCTTGAGAAGCAAGAAAATTCATATAGTCAAGAGCTTGTTTTTGCTTTTCCTCAGAAAGACGATTAAAAACCTCTATTATTCTTGAATCTAACTCGTCATCAGATAAGGAAGCAATATCATCCTCCCATCCCATAAGATAAGAGGGAGTAGTTTTAAGAGTATTAGCAAGTGATGCGATTTTATCTCTTCGTACATTTGCTATTTCTCCGCTTTCCCAACGTTGCACAGTTGCTTTGCTTACACCTACACCTTTAGCAACATCTTCCATTGTCAAGCCTAAAGCCTTTCTGCGGCTTTTTACTAAATCTTTAAATTCCATAAATAAAACTCCTAATGAGTACATATTATCACGAAAGTAACAAAAACGCAACAAATATTTCAAAAATTGAAAAAATGTTGCATTTATGTATTGACAAAATAAATTGAGTGTGATAAATTAGTTACGTAAACGAAACAAAAGGAGGTTAGTCATGTTCAAGAAAAATAAATTTTTGGCATTGCTTAAAGAACATAATGTTTCAATTGAGAAGGTTGCAACTATTATAGGTGTAAGCAAAACTACTTTATATCGCAAAATTAACGGCGAAAGTGACTTTTATCGTTCTGAAATTCAGGCAATATCAAGAGCTTTTCCAGATATTGAAATTGAATCAATTTTTTTTGCCTAAAAAGTTACGTAAACGGAACACAAACTTAACTATACACCAACCCTAAGCAAAGCAGCAGGGCAAAGCTGACCTACCGAGCAATAGGTTATTCAGATGTAGTGCAATTGCATCTGTCCATAAAAATATACTGTTTTCGTTATCTTAAAATTAAGGTGCTGCAGCTTGTGCCTATAAAGCCCTGCTGTTTTGTTTAGGGTTGGTGAAATAAATATAAATATGAAGGGAGGTCAGAGGATGTTAACAATTGAAAAAGATTTTAATACTTTTTTCTCTATCATAGGTAATGAGGAAAAAGAAAAAAGGTTTAACTCTTTAATAAAAGAGAAAAACCTTTCGTTTGATGATTTAGATTTAATTTTTCAGACTGTTAAGCCTAAGTATAATGCAGTTCATTCTGAAATAAGCAGAGTTGATTCTGTTGATATTTCAAAGGCAATAGTAGTTGGAATAAACAAAGGATTAGGAACAGAGGAAAGTCCGACATTGCGGAGTTATTTGTGGTGGACTGAAAATGGCGAATATATCGGTGAAACCTTAAGAATTTGATTTTCGTTGGTTTTCTTTGTCGTCACTAATTCCGATGATGTTTGAAAACAGTTCATCTGTTTCGTGACGATTGATATACCATTGTTTAATTAAATGTTCAATAAGTTTGAGCAATTGTTCTGCTTCGCTCTCGTCAATTTCTACAATGGTGTTTATATCTTTTTCCATATGAGCACCGATATTTCCAAGTTTACGAAGAGAATCTATAACCTTCCATTCCGAAGGATTTACTTTATCTTTTAATGCAGTAATTTCACAGTTAAGATTTTTTCCTTTAATATCCCAAAAGTCATGAATCATACCTTGCAGACATCTACGTGAAAGGGTAGCAGAAGCTTTGGGACTTAAATTAAGAATTTTGTAAGCTTCTTCGTAATCCTGAAGAATAGGTGCTGGTATGTAATCTGGAAATTGTTTTGCGAGTGAATCAGGTAGAACAGTGGTATGGATTCTATTATATTGTTCCCCGAAACCATCAAGAATAACTGATCGCTTACCACATTCAGGGCATAGGAATTCCTTAATACGTAAGTATGGAGTAATTTGATAATCTTTTATCATATGCGGTTCATAACGACATCCATCTTTTATATAAGATGTGTATAAATCATTTTTTGTTGATAATGGAATTCCGCAACACAAACATTTAAAAACAGACATAATAAACCTCTTTTATTGATTAATCATAGTCAGTATATCAAATTAGATTTATTGTGTCAAACATTACCAACCCTAAGCAAAGCAGCAGGGCAAAGCTGACCTACCGAGCAATAGGTTATTCAGATGTGTTGCTGTTTCATCTGTCCATAAAAATATATACACTCTTTTTTTCGTTATCTTAAAATTAAGGTGCTGCAGCTTGTGCCTATAAAGCCCTGCTGTTTTGTTTAGGGTTGGTGAAATAAATATAAATATGAAAGGAGGTCAGAGGATGACAACCGATAGCAAAATAATCTCTTTCAACTCACTTGATGAGGTGCAGAGTGATATTACCAAGCTCGGTGAAATTGTTGATAAACTGCTTGTTCTTGGTGATAAGTTTAAGGCTAACCGCAGTGAGCTTGAATATGTGCAGGAGCAATTAAGACGTCAGGAGCTTAACAGCAATTTCTATACCATGGACGAGGTGGCAGAAGCATTGCATTGTGAGAAAGGCTCGGCAATAAAGACCTTGCGGAATAGGGGTGTTGAGCTTATTTCCTCAGGCAAAAGCTTTGTTGTTCAAAGGGATAACTTTTTAAATGCATTTAGAAATTGAGGTGAAAGAATGATGTCAACGGCAATCATTATCAGTATTCTGTCAGCAGTAATGCTTCTGGGTTACATATCATTCAGACGTGAGCACCGGGAGGAAGCGCGAACAGAAGCGTATCTATACCGCCACAGGAATGATGCGGACAAGCTTGCGGCAACAGCAGAGGTGTCAGATGCATACAACGAGCTTGTTGCTATAGGACTTATAAAATAAAAAAAGCAGCTGGCAAAAGCCAACTGCAAAGATGTATCTATGCGACACACCAAACTCACAATTTGATTGTATCGCATAGATTTAACTTTGTCAAGTGAAAGGATGTAATTCATATTATGAAAATCAATATTGGCAAGAATGACATATGTTATACCTGTCAGCAGGGCAGGCAAATCGAATGTGATGCAGGCATAGACGATGTGTTCATTGATGATATAGGTTATATCTGTGATTGTAAATGCTATTCAAAAAGGAAGAAACAGTCAGCCACTTTCAAAAAGCCGACTGCTGATGAAATCAATGCCTATTGTGCTGAAAAAGGATATCACAATGTTGATGCAGAAGAATTCATAAATTACTACGTTTCCTGCGGATGGAAAATCGGTAAGTCATTAAAGCCTATGACAAGCTGGAGGGGCGCTGTTGCTACATGGGAACGTCAGCATAAATCTAATAAAAAGCAGCAGGATGAAGAAATTGAAATTACCTATGAAAACTTAGAACAGCTCAGAGAAAAATATCCTGATTTTGATTGGGATGCATATGAGGAAGAGGATTTCAATCTTCGATTTATGAGTGGAAAGCTCGGCAGGGATGTGGTGCTTCTGTCACCTGTCCAGGAGGGTTTATTTCTTGATATAACCAATGATTATCAGATATTCAATTATTATATTGATCTCCTTGCTGATTTTATTATCAAGAAAAATCCTAAGCTCAAAAGTCATTTCAATACATTAATGAAATGGTATAAGGACAATTTCAGGGGCTTTAATTAAGGAGGGCGAAATGATAAACAGTGTAGTTTTAATGGGCAGATTGACCCATGAGCCTGAGCTGCAGGCAACAGCAAGCGGTCTGAGCGTTACAAGATTTCAGATTGCAGTTGACCGCAAATATATACCAAAGGGCGAGGAACGCAAAGCAGACTTTATCTATATAACCGCCTGGAGGCAAACGGCTGAATTTGTCTGCCGATATTTCCACAAGGGCTCAATGATAGCTCTTGAGGGCAGTATTCAGACGGACAGCTATACCGACAGCTATGGCAATAAGGTGAAAAATGTAACCGTTGTGGCAAGCAATGTTTCATTCTGTGAAAGCAGACAGGCAGCTTCAACCGTCAGCACTCCCGAATTTGAGCCTGTTGATGAAGTTGAATTGTCTTGGAGGTAGTATATGACAAGAATAGAAGCAGATGTCTGCTATAAATACCACCTGCAGGTGAATATAGCTCCTAAAATTGAAGAGAGATTCGGATTGTCACCTGATAAAGGTTATTTCATTACCGAGATAATCAAAGCTTATGACGGAGTATTTAAGAAAACCTTTTATACGGCTGTTCTCTCAGGTGATGGCAGAGCCTTGTATCATATGGATATTTCAAATCTGAATTATCTCGATGCACAGGAAGGCTTTGTACAGTCAAAGGTACAGCAGGAAAAAGCAAAGCAGTTTGCCGCAATGCTTAAGGAAATATATGCAGAGCATAAAACAAAAAAGGCAGTTTATCAGTTTATAGGTAAAGAAATTGATAAGCTGAAGGTGAAAGAAAATGCGTAGATTTATTCAGTTTATGATAGCAGCAGGTGGGTTGATAATCAGCCTCACCTGCTTTGGTGTAAATGTATATTAAGGAGGATTTTATTATGAGTACAACAACTTGCGAATTTTGCGGACAGGTGTTAATGGATAACCAGAACTGCGATTGTGTGGATGCACAGGTTCAAAGAGCCAAGGAAAGGGCTATCAACAATGCCACTGATCATATTAAGCATACTTGCAAAGAATGGTCTGACGATTGGCTTGAAATACTGTTCCAAGGTGTAGAGGAAATTGTTATGAACGATATGAAAAAGATAACAATTGAGGATAACTACGGTATCAAAATGACGTTGACCTCAGCAAACAAGTCATTTATTAAAATCGACAGAACAGATACCTCCAAAGTATCTACAACAATTTAAGGAGGATAATGCAATGTGTTTAGGATTAGGAAACGGCTGTGTGGTGAAGGATGAAAAGAGAACATCACTCTTAAAGCCGTATACGAATTTTGACAATATCAAAGATTTGAACATTGATAAAATGGCAGAAATGCTGGCGATAGTAGAAGTTAATGCGGTGTGCTGTTATATATCAATGGGTAAAGAGGAGTATTTAAAGTTAAAAACAGAACGCAAAAAGCAATGGTTTGAATACCTCAAAAGCGAGGCAGAGTGATGACCCAGACAAGTATGCTTGATTATCTGATAGTCGATAACTTTGCAGGCGGTGGCGGTGCAAGCTGTGGTATAGAGCTTGCTACAGGCAGACCTGTGAATATTGCTATCAATCACGATCCTGCCGCTATTGCCATGCACAAGGCAAATCACCCATACACTGAACACTATCAGGAAAGCGTGTGGGATATTGACCCTAAGGAAATATGCAGAGGTCAGCCTGTAGGTCTTGCCTGGTTTTCACCTGACTGCAAGCATTTTTCAAAAGCAAAGGGCGGTAAGCCTGTTGATAAGAATATCAGAGGTCTTGCCTGGATTGTTCTTAAGTGGGCAGGAGAGGTAAGACCGAGAGTTATTATTCTTGAAAATGTAGTGGAGTTTCAGACATGGGGTCCTGTGCGTAAGGGTCAGCCTGTGAAATCAAAGCAGGGTGAAACCTTTGAACGCTGGAAGAGTCAGCTTGCAGCACTGGGATATGAGATTGAATACAGAGAGCTGAAAGCCTGTGACTATGGTGCACCCACAATCAGAAAACGATTCTTTCTTATTGCAAGGTGTGATGGCGAGCCGATTGTATTCCCTGAACCTACACACGGACCTGCAGACAGTCCTGAGGTTAAAAGCGGTAAACTTAAGCCTTATAGAACAGCAGCAGACTGTATTGATTTTACATTGCCGTGTCAGTCCATATTTGACAGAAAAAAGCCCCTTGCAGTGAATACACAGAGAAGAATTGCAAGAGGACTTGATAAGTTTGTTATCAAAGAAAGCAAACCGTTTATTCTGCCTATAGGCTATGGTGAAAGAAACGGACAGAAACCGAGAGTGCATGATATTGAAAAGCCGCTGCCTACAATAGTGAGCAGCTGCAAGCAGTATCTTTGTACACCGTATCTAACAAAATTTCAACAGCACAGCAGAGGTCAAAGCATAATAAATCCTTTTGATACTATTATGCCCGGCGCCACGAGATTCGGTCTGATTGCCCCTGCACTGATTCAGTATCACAGTGAAACAGCAAAGGCAGAGGTTAGAGGACAAAACCTTTACAAACCGATTATGACCATTGACAGTTCACCGAGATACGGTGTATTCATTCCGTATTTGTCAAAATACTTCGGTGGGGTAGTTGGTGCAGATGTGCAAAGTCCTATGCCTACAGTAACGGCAATAGACCATAATGCTTTATCAATGTCATTCTTAACTAAATATTATAGCGGAAAGGACCAAAGTTTTAGTTGTAATTCACCGTTACATACAATAACTACAAAAGACAGAATTTCTTGTTGCAATGCTTATCTGACTATACTGCGTAACAATATGGATTGCAGGTCAGTCAATGAGCCGCTGAATACAATCACAACAAGCGGTGCACATTTTGCTTATACAAAAGTCTATGTCAAAAAGTATCAGCCCGGATGCAATCTCTATAACTGGAGCAAAGTCAGAGAATTGCTCAATACCTATACCGAATGGAATTTAGCAAATGATGAAATTTTGATATTTAATATTAACGGCATTGAGCATTTTATATATGACATTGGACTGAGAATGCTCCAACCAAAGGAATTATACAAGGCTCAGGGCTTCCCTGATGATTATATTATTGAAACAGACTGCAACGGAAAGGCTTATCCGAAAAGCAAGCAGGTAGCAAGATGCGGCAATGCAGTACCGCCGCCCTTCGCAAAGGCACTTGTCATGGCAAACTGCCCATGGCTTTGTGACAAGCATTGCAATAATATGGCTGAATTCAATTCCGTTGCAGCAGGGTAGGTGTAAGAATGAACGCAATTCTAAAATATCCGGGAGGAAAGTGGCGGATAGCGGATTGGATTTTGTCCTTCTTCCCGGAACACAAGGTTTACTGTGAGCCGTATTTTGGAAGCGGTGCAGTGTTTTTTTATAAACAACCCTCATACATAGAAACAATAAACGATATAGACGGCAATATTGTAAATCTGTTTGAGGTTTGCAGGGATTATCCCGAAGAACTTGCACAGGAAATAAATCTTACACCTTTTTCAAGGGAGGAATTTGTTAAGTGCAATACACCTTCAGATAACCCGATTGAGCAAGCAAGAAGAACAATAGTCCGTTATCACCAGTCTTTTGGTACAAGCAACAGCACTGCGTATAGCTGGAAGAACGTTCAAACCTATGGAGGACCTCGCTGTGCAACAATGTGGAATTGTCTGCCGGATGTGATAGTGCGGTGTTGTTCAAGACTTAAGGATGCACAGATTGAGAATGTGGATGCCTTGACCTTGATTGAAAGGTATAACAATGAAAACACCTTGATTTACTGTGACCCTCCGTATTTACAGAATCTGCGTAAAAAGAATCTGTATAAACACGAAATGACCGACAGTCAGCATATAGAATTGCTTGAGCTGTTGAAAGTCAGCAAATCAAAAATTGTTCTCAGCGGTTATGACAATGAATTGTATAACAAAGTGCTTGATGGTTGGAACACGGCCGAGAAGAAAACAATAGCACAAATGGGATTGCCAAGAACAGAAAAACTGTGGATGAATTTTGATTTCAATTTGTTTCAGCTATGAGGTGAATTATGAAAACAGATATTTTTAACACAGATAAAAAATACAGCATTATTTATGCTGATCCGCCGTGGGATTATAACGATAAGGGTTGTAATGGTGCATCAAACAATCATTATATGTCAATGAAGGCAGACGAAATCTGCAATTTACCTGTGAATCAGATTGCAGATAAGAATTGTATTCTTTTTCTTTGGGCTACATATCCGAAATTGCAGGAAGCAATGAAGGTTATTGATACATGGGGTTTCACCTATAAAACAATCGGCTTTCAGTGGATAAAATTAAATAAAAACGAAATAGGTTGTTATTTTGGATTAGGCAGATGGACAAGGGGCAATACAGAGCCTTGTCTTATTGCAGTAAAGGGTAAGCCAAAAAGAATATCCGCAAGTGTAAGTCAGCTTGTATTTGCTCCCATAACAAAGCATTCCGAAAAGCCTTCAGTTATAAGAGATAAAATAATTGAGCTTATAGGTGATTTACCACGTATTGAATTGTTTGCAAGGCAGCAGGCAGATGGCTGGGATTGCTGGGGTAATGAGGTGTAAAGATGAAAATAAACGGTAAAAATATAACGAGTATAAAGCCCGTGTGCACAAAGAACAAGGCTTGTGCTTTATGCGCGATGGCAGGTTATTCAAAGAATGACGGCAATCCTCAGTGCAGATTCTGCAATCTGGGCAATAGGCTAATTGTGAAAGTTGTAAAGTGAAATGCGAGATATAAGAGAACTTAAGCATATGCAATCCTTACCGCTTGAAAGAAAAATAGAAATGACAGCAGAGCGCATAGATGATTGGTATCAGCATTATGACGGCAATGTTGCTGTTTCGTTCAGTGGCGGTAAGGACAGTACAGTCTTAATGCACATAGGTCGAAACCATTGGATGTGTGGATATGACATCAAGGGTGTATTTGTTGATACAGGACTTGAATATCCTGAAATCAGACAGTTTGTTAATACTTTTGACAATGTTGAACTCATCAGACCTAAAATGAATTTTGTTGAGGTAATCAAAACATACGGCTATCCTGTTATCAGTAAAGTAGTTGCACACAATGTAAGATGTGCAAGAAATGAGCCTGACGGAAAAATTGTTAAAAATTGTTTTAGCGAAGAAAAAACAGGACCATATGCAATGGCAAAATGGAATGATTTGAGATTTGTTGATTTCAAGATTGATGACCGCTGTTGCGATATTATGAAAAAGCAACCTGCACACGAATATTCAAAAAAGAATGGTGTATATTTCATCACCGCTGAAATGGCTTGTGAAAGCAAAAAGCGAACTGATAACTGGTTGCATAATGGCTGTAACGGTTTTGATTTAGAAATACCAAAATCAACACCGATGGCATTCTGGACTGAACAGGATGTACTTGAATACATATACAAATACAATTTGCCGATAGCAGAGCCGTATGGTGAGGTTATCGAAACCGAATGTCAATTAACCTTTGACGGTGAGCAGTGTAAATATGCAACAACAGGCTGTAACAGGACAGGCTGTATGTTCTGTGTATTCGGTGCTCACCTTGAAAAAGGCGAAACAAGATTTCAAAGGTTAAAGAAAACGCATCCAAAGCAGTATAGCTATTGCCTGAACGGCGGTGAGTTTGTTAACGGCACATGGCAGCCGAATAAACAGGGCTTAGGTATGAGATATGTCTTTGATGAACTTAACAGCCTGTATGGTGATGATTTTATCAGATATGAATAGGAGCAATAACTATGTACCCATATCACAACACAATCAAGAAAAGAATAAAAAACGGTGAATTGATGGGTTATCAGTTTGTAGACAATTACAAAAATATTGGTGAGTGCTTGCTGCTGACCTTCAGCACACCGCCGTTTGAAAGACCAATCCGACCGCATAAGTATCACGAGTATGTTGATACTCTTGCGGAGTGGAAGAAAAATAAGGAGGACAAGCAGTGAAATATAAATGCGATCAATGTGGGCAGCCTACAGATAACATCTTAGAATTCGATACAAGCTGGAAACATTATATTGTTCATACTTGCGATAATTGTCGTGAAAAAATGGATAGAATTGAGCAGTGGAAGAACGAAAAGCTCCGTACCGAAACAATGATTTGCCCGTGGTGCGAATTAGAGTTTGATTGGGAAGATAATATTTTTGAAGAAGGTGATGGCACTTGCAATTGTCCTTACTGTGATAAAGAAATTGAATATGAATGCGAACACTCAATTCATTGGACTACTCGTAAACCTGAGGAATTATATGAGGAGGAAAATGCTGATGAGTAAATCAATCATACAAAGCATAAAACCGCAATACTGTTTATTTATTGCATATGGCATTGAGTGTCCAGTTCCTGTTCCAAACAGTAACAAGAGGTACGAAGTAAGAAAGAATATGCCCAAATTACCGACACCATTCAAGAGTTATGTATATTGCACAAAATCAGACGATAACGGGTGCTATCCAGACGGTTCTTATCACTGGCTTGGTAAAGTGCCATTCGAGTATGTGTGTGATTATATCAAGGTTATTCAAGCATTACCCGGTAGAAATAAATATGATATTTCTGCAGACGACCTCAAAAGAACACATCTTTCGCAGGAAGAGTTATGGGAATACGGCAACGGTAAACCGTTATATCTCTGGCACATATCAGACCTGAAGATATATGACAAGCCGAAAGAGTTGAGTGAGTTTCAGAGAGCTTGCAATCACGAAAATTGTGGTAAATGCAAAAGACCAATTACTGAAAAATTATCTTGTACTGCTGGACTAAATCGCCCACCGCAATCGTGGTGCTATGTTGAGGAGGTGTAGGATGTCCAACCGAAAAGAAATAACAAAGCAATTAACCGACTTGCTTAAAGTACATATAAATCCTAATGGTGATACGCGTATCTATACTGCATCAGAGGTTACTTTTGATTATTCATCGGCTCATCCGATAAGAGTTGATTATATGCAATTCAAACCTGTAAACCATTCACCAGGCGGAATTGAAAGAGGTAGTTTTTATTGCTATGAGATTAAATCCTGCAAGGAAGATTTTGAATCAGGACACGGTTTGAATTTCATAGGTGATTTTAATTATCTTATTCTTCCTGAAGGATTGTATAAAGAGTTGAGAATTCCTTATGATGTCGGTGTCTATGAGCCAAGCGGTGACAAGTGGAAACCGCTGAAATGCGTTAAGAAAGCACGACAAGTAACAAGGAAACGCAGTGCTGCAGAAATGCTTTTGATGATGTTTAGGAGTGCAAATAGAGAATTGATAAAGGAGGATAAGCAGGAATGACTTGTAAAGATTGTATTCATTATGAGGTGTGTAAACAAAAATATTATCATTTGTATGAAAGTTATTCGATTTCAGATGCTGAAAATATTGAAAGTGTTTGTAAATCATTTAAAAACAAATCCAAATACATAGAACTGCCGTGTGAGGTTGGGGATACAATGTATGTTCTTAATCGGGAAAATCGACCTCAAAAGATGATATTAGATGCACCTGATATAAGATGTCATTGTTCTGATGAAGACAATTTGTGTATGGTTTTATGCGGAGATAAAAAACATAACATTTGTGCTTATCGGTTAATGAATGATGGCTCGGATATCGGCAAAACAGTATTTCTCACCAAATCCGAAGCAGAACAGAAATTAAAGGAGCTGCAGAATGATTAAGAAAGAACAAATATTTCCGATTATATTAATTGTCCTGCAGATAGCAGCAAGCATTCCGTATTTCATAAACGAAAATGTTAAAACGGCAATCTATTGGATTGCAGCAGGTATTCTGAATATCTGTGTTACATTCTGATTACATAAAAGATTATATATATTAATTACTGTTATATATAGGCAAAATAATGAGGGCTTTCGGCTCTCATTTGAGCCTTGATACAAGTAATAAAATAGCGACCAAGTTTATTGATAAGGAGAATAAAAAATGCCTTGGATAAAAAAAGAATATGACTGTGGGAATATGAAATTTGTAGAAAGAAAATATGCATCGAGATATGGAGCAAAAAAAGAGGTTGCACACATTATCAAGAAAGAGGCAGAAAATAAAACAACTGAAATTCAGCAGTGGGTGAATGACAGAAATGCAATGAAGAGATTTGCGATTTTAGCCAATGCAAATTTCAAAGAGGATGATTATTTCATTACATACACATTCAGGCGAGGCACTATACCTCCGTCAGTAAGAGAATGCAAAAAACTTTGGGCAAAATTCAGAAGAAAAATGCGAAAGGTTTATAAAAAGGCAGGAATTGATTTCAAGTATCTTTATGTATTTGAGCATGAGGGAGTAAGACCGCATTTTCATATGCTGTTTAACAATGACGGAATAAACATAAAGGATATGCCTAAATGGGAATACGGAACACCGAAAATCATTCCGCTTGACAACAGAGAATATCACACAATCGGCGAATATTTTGTTAAGTGTGTTTACGATATGGAAAAGGGCGAATACAGACCGAAAGGCGAAATCGGCAGCAGCAGGGGCAACCTGTTCAGACCTGAGCCAACAATCACAGTGCTTGAAGGTCCTGACTGGAATGATATTCCTGAAGAAGAGGAAGGTTATGAGATTGATTATGACAGTCTTGAAAACGGTTATATCGAGGTTGTTGAAAATCGTCTGTCCTTCCGTTACCAGAGCTATAGACTGATGAAGCAGAAAATTATTGCTTAAGGGAGTAAAGGTATGACATTTGAGAGATTGAAAAGATATAAAACATTAAAGCTGATGTTGCTGCATCCGGAAGAATTACCGCCGGAACAAAAAGAGTTATTTCAAGCGGAATGTGAAAAGATTGAGAACTACATAAAAGCCATTGACGATATAGAAATCAAATTTATTGCAGAGAAATATTTTCTTGAAAACAAGACTTTTGAGCAAATAGGCAGGGTTATGAACTATGACAGAAGAACTGTAAGCCGAAAACTGGAGTGCTGGCTGAAAGTTGCCCACAATGCCCGTAAATAGTCGCTATAATAGTAATTAGGGAATATGACAGATAAAGAAATAAACGCTTTTTATCATAGTTCTGCCTGGAGGAATGTAAGGCGGCAGGTGCTTGATGAACAGCATTGGGAATGTCAGCAGTGCAGGCGAGAGGGCAGACTTACTCTGCTTTGTCGGAAGGATGAAAGACCAAGGCAGATTGGACGTGTGAAATTCAGCAGGGCTAATGTGCATCACAATAAGGAGCTGAGACTCTATCCTGAATTAGGATTAAGCAAGTTCTATGTTGATACTGACGGACAGGTTAAGCGAAACCTTGAGGCTATCTGTGACGATTGTCACAACCGAGAACACGAAAGATTTCAAAAAGCAGAAGAAAAACCGCAGATTAATGAAGAAAAATGGTGAAAATGCACTGACTAATTTTTCTGCAGCCGAAAAAATACCCCCCACCCCCCATATGCCTTAAATAAATATAGGGGGATTTACAACGCAGGGGGAGAAGACTTTTCAAATATTTCCCAAAATTCAAAAAAATCGGCTTTAATTTTAAACGATTTAAGGCTTAATTTTATAGATTTAAACAAGGTGGTGATATTATGCAGAATCCGAGCAGCAGGCATCATTATACCAGGGATGAACTGCTGGAGCTTAGACACAAATTGAATAAAACAGCAGGTGATTTCACGGATATTCGGGCACCAAAGGAGCTGAAGGGCAAGGACAAAAGGGAGTTTTACGATTTAGCATATAAGCTCCTCAGATTTGGTATGAACGAGCTTGACGAAAATTGTCTTGCTGATTACATAATCGCAAGAAAACTGTTTTTGCATTACCGCCGTTTGCAGCTCGATATTATGGAAACAAAGCCTTTCCGCAAGTGGTATTGTCTGCAGAAACTGAAAGAATTAACCGAACTAACAGATTTGGTGGATTTGCTCGAGGCAATCGTCAAGGATGTAAAGGCTGCAAATGCAAGGTCCTATCAGCAGTTAGCTGACAAGGAGTTCAAAATCTGCATGACCTGTGCAAACGCTTTAGGGATGACTATAAATTCAAGGGCAAAGCTTGTTTTTAATGAAGATGAGGACGAGGATGCAGAGCTTTAACTGCAAATATATTGATGATTATATTGCAAGTATAAAAAGCGGCAGAATTAATCATCCCAAGGACGTTGAACTGTTCATTGATAATATTCTTATACCCGTATTAGAGCGTGAAGATATTTATATCGACAATGATGCAATTGAAAAAGGCTTGAGCCTGCAGAAATATTTTCCTTACAAGTTAATTGATTGGGAATTATTCCTGTTTGCATTGATTGTCGGGGTCATATGGCAGCGTGAGAGTGACTATGAAGAGCGTTGGTTTAATTATCTTGCCGCCATTATCGGCAGAGGCGCAGGCAAAAACGGCTTTATATCGTTTTTAGCCTTTTATTTTCTTTCACCATATAACGGAATTAACGGCTATAACGTCGATATTATTGCTAATTCAGAGGACCAGTCAAAAACGAGCTTTGATGATGTTTATAACGTCATAAAGACCCCCGTCAATAAAAAATATGAGTATGTACTGTCTAAAAATTATTATGCAACCAAGACCAAAATTAAGGGAGTAAAAACAAATTCAATTTTGAGATTTAACACCTCATCCAACAAGGGCAAGGATTCCAAAAGAACAGGTGCTCTTATTATGGATGAATACCATGAGTATGAGAAGGGCGACAATATCAAAACCCTCAAATCAGGTCTTGGTAAGGTGAAAAATCATATTGAAATCATAATCACAACCGACGGTAATGTTCGCGGCGGTGAAATGGACAAGCTGAAAAGCAAGTGTGCTTCCCTGTTAAATCAGAAAAAACCGAATTGTCGCTCCATTATATTTTATTGGCACATAGAGGATGAAAGCGAGTGGAATGACATCAAGGCATTGGAAAAAGCAAATCCAAGCCTTGCACATCCTACCTTCAGAACACTCAGAGATACCATACTGGATGAAATTGCTGAAATGCCTGAAAATATGGACTATTACCCCACATTCCTTGCAAAACGCTGCAATTATCCTATCGGCAATAAAGAGGTTGAGGTTACATCTTGGGAAAATAACAAAGCCTGCAACCGTCCGTTGCCCGATTTAAGGGGATGCAGCTGTGTCGGCGGCATTGACTACAGTAAAACAAATGACTTTGTGGGTGTGGGTCTGCTGTTCTATCGCAATGGCATATGGTATTGGCTGCACCACACCTTTGTGTGTGCCAGGTCAAGAGATTTGCCGGGCATTAAAGCTCCGATTAAGGAATGGGCTGCAGCAGGTGATGTAACCATTGTTGATGATGTTGAAATTCATCCCAGTGTCATTGCCGGGTGGTTTGCTGACAGACTGGCGGAAGGCTATAACATACTGAATATTGCAATCGACAGCTATCGTTATACATTGCTTACACAGGCTTTGAAAAATATCGGCTTCGATGCAGTCGACAACAAGAATATTACAATCATCAGACCGAGCAATCTGATGATGATAGCACCGACAATTAACAGTGTGTTTATTAATCAGCTTCTTGCTTGGGGTGATGCACCGATAATGAACTGGTGCACCAACAATGTTAAGTGCTCCAGGGATAAGAAGGACAATATTATTTACGGCAAAATCGAGCCTGCAAGAAGAAAAACAGATACATTTATGGCTATGGCGGCGGCTTTCGCAATAAGTGAAATGCTGATTGTGCAGCCAATTGAAAGTGTGCCTGAGGTAATTGTATTTTAAGGGGGGTGAATATGTGGGACTTTTCAACAGATTCAGAAATGAAAGCATACAGAGCGAAACAGTTACAGGTGACGGCTATTCCGGGCAAATAGGCTTTTATGCAAAGGCAGTAGCTTTTACAACGGCAGTTTCCTGTATTTCAAATATTTTTACCAAGTCCGAGATTAAGCATTTCAAAAGGAATGAGGAAACAGGTAAGCTGGAGGAAGTAAAGGACATAATTTATTATCTTCTCAATGTTTCTCCGAATGATAACCAGTCAGCGAGCAAATTCAAAAGTGATTTGATATTCAATTTATTTTTTGATAATGAATCGCTTATATTTTCGGGGAATGGTCAAAAGTTTTATGTTGCATCCTCATACAGCCGTATAAAAAACGGAAAAAATCCTGATTACTTTTCAGAAATACTGACTGAGGGTGAAAGCGGTGTCGGAGTTACTCGTCGGGCTGATAAGGTTGCATTTTTTCAGCTTGACAATCGGGAACTTTCAAATCTTATTCAGATGATGCTGACGGAGTATACCTCCATTATTACATCATCAAAGGAAGCCATTGACCGGGCAAACAGTGAACTGTGGAAGCTGAAAAGCATTTCACCGCCTGCAGGTGATGAAGAATTTCAGAAGGAATATCAGAGCAAAATGCAGAAAAGTCTGAAAGCTTTTCTTTCAAGCAAAAGGGCTGTGTTTACGCAGCCAAAGGGTTATGAACTCGAAAAGCTGTTTTTCGGTGACGGTAAGGTGGATGTTACTGCTTTTCAGTCAGCAGTCAAGGGCGCTTTTGAACTGACTGCACAGGCTTTAAAAATGCCTGTGTCCATTCTGAACGGCAATATGACTAATGTTAATGATATTCTTAACGGCTGGGCGTCCATTTCCATTGATCCGTTATTCAAAATGATAAGCGAGGTACTGACAAAGGCATTTGTTTCCTATGAAGATTGGGAAAAGGGCGAAAAAATAGTTGTTGATACCTCAATGCTCTTTCATATGGATTGGTTTCAGATGTGTGAAAAGGGCGACAAGGGCATTGCAAGCGGTATCGCAAGCATTGACGAGGTCCGCCTTAAAATGGGCGAAGAGCCGTTGGAAACCGAGCAGTCAACCTGTCATTATCTCACTAAGAATTATGACAGAATTGAAAATGCCGCAGCAGGCAGTTAAGCCAAGCATTGAAAGGGGGTGAGCGATTGCAAAAGTTTTATGCTGTTGAGAAAAAAGACAAAAAGGCAGTCATTAGTATTTACAGTGATATTTATTCAGGCAGCGATTTACCGAAAAAAATTAATGAAATGACTGATGTTGAGGAAATAGAGGTACATATCAGCTCATACGGCGGTGAGGTTGTCGAGGGTCTGGCGATTTATAACGCACTAAAAAATCATAAAGCAAAGGTCACAACAATCAATGACGGCTTTGCCTGCTCAATAGCAAGCGTTATTTTCTGTGCAGGTGACAAAAGGCTGATGAACGAATCAAGCTTGTTGATGATTCATAATGCATGGGTATGGGCTTGCGGCAATGCTGACGATATGCGAAAGGCGGCTGATGACCTTGAAAAAATATCGGCACAGGCAGTTAAGATTTATGACAGCGTTTCCAATCTTTCTGCTGATGATATTAAGGCTCTTATGGACAAGGAAAGCTGGCTTGAGCCGCAGGAATGTATTGACTATCAGTTTGCTACGGAAATCATCAAAAATGCTGACGGTGACAAGGCAACGCAAAGCATAAGAAACAAAATCTTTCAGACTTTAAAAAGAAAAATGGAGGTAACAGGTATGGATCCTGTAACAGTAGGAAATTTCACAGTTGAGGCAACCGAGGACGGCGGTCTTAAAATTACACCGCTTGAAAATTCAGGCGAGGAAACAACCGAGCAGAGGCTCGAGAAAATTGAGAATTTTATAAAATCATTAGGAGGTAATAAATAATGATTAAAGTTTTAGATTACACAGCAAAAGCAAAGGCTTTTCAGGAGGCTGTTGCAGCAGGTGATGCCGAGAAAATGGCAAAAACTTCAGAGGAGTTATTCAAGGCGATTGCCCAGCAGGTAGTGCAGGACAATCTTGATGAAAACGGCGCTTTCAGCGGTAATTCAATGGCTTTGGCGCAGAGAGGTGAGCGTGTGCTTACCAGTGATGAAACAAAGTTTTATCAAAACTGGATTAAGTGTGCATCCGAAACCGATGACCCAAAAATGGCATTTACCGAGCTTATTGAAAAGGACGGAATGCCTTCAACAATTATTGAGGATGTTTACAGAAATCTTAAGCAGAATCACCCACTGCTCAGCAAGGTTGATTTCAGAGATGCAAAATATCTCACCAGATTTCTTGTTAATAAGCAGCCGCAGGATATTGCCGTCTGGGGTAAAATCACAGAGGAATATAAGAAGCAGTTAGAAGCTTCCTTTGAGGTGTTTTCTCTTGAACAGGCAACACTTGCAGCGTTTATGGTTGTGCCTAAGGATATGTTAAAGCTGGGTCCTGCTTATCTTGATAATTATGTTAGAACAGTGCTCTATGAGGCAATTGCCGTTGGCGCCGAGCAGGGCATTATTAACGGCAAGGGTGCACAAGGTGAGCCTATCGGTATGACAAGGAATGTCAGCAAAGGTGTTCAGCACAGCGACACAGATGGTTATCCTAAAAAGCAGGCTATCAAGGTTACAAGCTTTGAGGTGCAGGAGTATTTTGAGCTTATTGCTAAGCTTTCAAAGGATGAGAACGGCAAGGACAAGGTTTTTGATAAGGTAACTATTATCTGTAAGCTTTCCGATTATCTCACCAAGGTTGCCCCTGCAACCACAATCAGAGGTCTTGACGGTGAGTATAAGAACAATCTGTTCCCATTCCCGACTGAGTATGTACCTGTTGCAGCAGGTCTTAATGACGGTGAGGCACTGCTTGTCTTGCCGGATGAATACAAGTTCCTTGTCGGTACAGGCAAAAACGGTGTAATCACATTCAGTGATGATGTTAAATTTATTGAGCGTGAACGTGTTTACGGCATTGATTTCCACGCAGCAGGTCGCTGTATTGACAATAACAGCGCTATTCTTCTTGACATCAGCGAGCTTGATCCTGCTTATTTCACCGTTTATAATCCTGCAGCCGTTTCGCAGGAAACACCGAAACAGGAAACAACACCGACAATTTAAGGCGCTGAATTATGGTGATTGACGGCGAGTTAATCAGCATTGCAAAGGAAGCCTGCTATCTTACGGATACTGCCTCACCTGAGGAAATACTGAGGCTTAAGACAATCACAGAGGATGCTGTTATAAAAATTGCACATCTTCTGGGATTGCCTAAGGACTTTGATTTCACCGTTCCGAGTATGGCAAGACCGATTTTGAAAAACTATATTTTCTATGCCTGGAATGATGCCGGCGAGGAATTTGAAGGCAGATACCTCAGTGATATTATCCAGGCACAGGATTATTACAAAGTGAAGGGGTGCAGTGCTGATGATTAAAAACAAAAGGTCAAAAAATAACGGCTTAGTCCGTTTTTATCTGCAGAACAATGATAATTCGAGCTATAAGGATAAATCAAATGTAAGAAGCCTTAAAGGGCTTAAATACATAAAAAGTCAGTTTTATTCTGTTATGAGTATCAGACAGGAGGATACGGATTTTGCAGAGGCGGCAACACGCACGCTTTCTATGAAAATCAAAATCAATCTTGATGAACAGCTCACAACAGGTCATAAATGTGTTTTGAAAAACAAAATCTATGACATTCTTAAAATAGACCATGACTATTCCGAGCGTGACAGCTATATCTATCTTGAGGAGGTGGCAGAGCTTGAATCTGCTTGATGAAATTGAGAAAAAGCTCAAGGAAATCAATCCGAACACAAAGTATGCAAAGCTTTATGATTTTGACGATCTGACAGATTACAATTTTCTTGTGTTCGGCAAAAAGGGACTCAGAAAATTGCCTGACGGCAATTCACTGCAAAACAGCTTTTTTGTAATTATCGTAAATGAAAATTACATTGAAGACAGCACAGTGCTTTCGGTTATTGACAAGGTGCAGGAAATCCCCGGGCTCAGACTTGCAGCAGGTGATTTCAGCTATGAATATTTACGCAAGGGCAAAACGGATTTTGTGGTCGAAACCCTTATGCTTGAATTTTCAAAAACACTGAAAAGGGGCTGAGGCTTTGAATATAGATTTTGCTATTAAGGCTGATGACTGGCAGGTGCTTGAAAAGAAAATTGCTGATTATCCAGGTAATGCAGAAAACACAATAAACAGTTATTTGCATGGTGAGGGTGCGGAGTTTATAACACAGGGTGTAACAAAATATATTCCTGTGAGCACAGGCAGATACTCTGCCCATGCAAATTTGAAAAGAAAGTATAAACACAAAAAGACTGGTGCACACGCTAAAAATGCCGAATGGTATCAGACAAATAAATTCAATCTTGCAATTAATATTACAAATATCCGGGATTATTATTATTTGTATTTTGTACAGAACGGCTTAGGCACCAGTGAGAGAACAGGCGGTGTGCAGTTCCTTGATTTAGGAATTGACAGCGTGTATGCAAAGGTGCTTGAGGGTATACACGAAGCGTTAAATAGGGAGGTATAAAACAATGTATAAAGACGGTTTCAGTGAGTTTGAGGTAAAGCAAAGCTCACTTAAGTTTGCGGACGAAGAAAAGGCAGAGCCTGTGGGCTGTGTCGGCAGTCTTGAGGAAAAAATGAACACCAAAAAAATCACGAAAAAGTGTGAGGGTGTTGTCGCAAAAAATGTTCGTAAAGGTGACGGAACAGGTGAATTAAAAGTAACACTGCACATCCGTTATCCGCTTTTCACCAAGGTGTTTGGTATGAGTGACGAAAAGCTCAAAACAGGTGTTTACAGCTACGGCGAAAATTCCGTACATCCGAAGGCAAGCTATACATGCCTTGTGCGTGATGAGGACGGCAAGGAAAAGCTTAAGGCTTATCCGAATGTAACCTTTGACGAATTTTTCACACGTAAAATTGAAAACGGTGCCGAAGAGGTTGCAGAGGTTGAGGCAACGCTTGCCGTTGAGCCGGATGAACACGGTCAGGGACTTTATGAGGCACTTGTATCAGAGGTTACGGATGATACTGTTATCAGCCAGTGGATTGAGCATTTCACTCCCGAACTGGTAAGACTTACAGAAATTTAGGAGGACTGAAAAATGGCAGAAATTACAGTTAAATGTGTAAACGAGTTTTTTGACAAAGAAAACAAAATCAAGCGTAATGCAGGCGATATTTTTGTGGTAACAGAGGAGCGTGCAGCACAAATCAGAGAATATGAATCCTCAGCAGATAAAAAATACATTGAGGAAATTCAGAATCCGCCTGCAGAGGAAACTCCGGAACAGTCGGCAGAGGAAGCACCAAAGGCAGCCAAAAGAACAAAGAAAGCAGCAGGTGACGAATCATGAGCAAAACAGAAATTGTTTTAGCAAACGGTCAGACTGTTTCGGCAAGCCTTGGATTTGCTGCCTTAAAGAATTTAAGGCACAAAAATTCATCACTTTATAAGTTTGCCGACAAGGCAATTGCAAAAGGCATTGAAAGCATCAGCGAGGCTTCCCGACTGCTTTATGCCGCTTATCTTGCTGTTAATGAAGGTGAGCCGATTGCCGAAGGTGATTTCTATGAGCTTCTGCCTGATTCATATGCTGAACAGGTTGAAATGCTGCAGGAAATTTTGCAATGACAGCAATCATCAATAACACAGAATTAAATTTCTCTTTAAATATGTGTCAACTGTACAAGCTCAGTACAGTTGACATTGAGCTATACAGGGATTTTTTTGCTTTGTATAACGAAAGGGAAAAGGGCATTGCTGACAGGGCACAGCTCCTTTATATTGCTTATTTTTGTGCTAACCTCGACAAAGGATTAAAGCTAAGTGAAAAGCAGTTTTATGAGCTGTTAGAGAGTGATTTGACGGCACTTGATGAGATTTATAATGCATTGTTTCACAAAAAGAAAGACTGGAATTTTGCCGGGATTTTTGAGCGACCTTCAAAAAATGCAATCAGATACCCTAAGGGCTATAAGCTTGCAGATGTGGAGGATTATTACACATTTTTTGTGCTGAATCTCGGTGTGGGTGATGAAACCTTCTGGAATATGGATATTGAATTTTTAAACAATGTTGCAATAAATAAAAATGCCTATGACAGCTATATTAATTTTGAATTAGAAAAAAAGAGGTGAGATAATGGCTAAAAAGAAAACAAAGGTCGAGCTTGAATTTTCTGCCAACACACAGCAGTTTGATGAAAGTATTAAGGCTATGAATGCAGAAATCAAGACCCAGCGTAAGGAATTGAAGCTGAATGCCACTGAGCTGAAGGGTGATGCTGATAACGCTGACCTGCTTGCAAAAAGACAAAAAATTTTAACGCAGGAGCAGGCATCCTGCAACACGAAAATCAGTGCTCTGAACAGCAAGATTGATGAGGCAAAGCGGCTATTCGGTGATAATTCAAAAGAGGTCAAGCTGCTTAATGACAAGCTTATTGATGCCAAAACCCAGCTTGCAGGTGTTGAAAATGAAATCAAAGGTACCGATGCAAAGCTTGATGCGTTGAAGAACAGTACTGATAAATCAGCCAATGAGTTTGACGATTTAACAGATGCGGTTAAGAAATCAGGCATGGAAGCAGAGCAGTCGTCCAAAGGCGGATGGACTGTGTTCAAGCAAATGCTCGCTGATTTTGCTTCAAGTACCTTGGATAGTATCAAGGAAAAATTCAAGGAGGTAGCCATTGAGGGCGAGCGTTCTCTTGACAAACTGAAAGCCAAAACCTTTGCAAACAGCGAGGAAATGAAAAAATATGAGAGTGTTGCTCAAAATGTATACAAAAATGCATTTGGTGATTCTTTTTCGGATGTAACAGATGCAATAGCAAGTGTTATTGAAATGACAGGCGATTTGGACGATGTCACACTGCAGAATGTTACGCAAAATGCAATGACTTTAAGAGATGTTTATGATATGGACATCAAAGAAAGTATGCGAGCAGTTAACTCAATGGTTAAGCAATTCGGCATATCCTATGAGGAAGCCTTTGACATTATTGTTGCAGGCACGCAAAACGGTCTTAATCAAAATGACGATTTCCTTGATACGCTTAATGAATATTCAGTGCAATATAAAAATGCAGGATATTCGGCACAGGATATGTTCAATATGCTTTCCAATGGTGCACAAACAGGCACGTGGAGTATAGACAAATTAGGTGATGCTCTTAAGGAATATAACATCCGAATGAGTGACGGCACTGCGAATGATTACTTAAAGGATTTAGGTCTGAATGCCGAAAAACTGACCTCACAATATGCCAAAGGCGGTGAATCGGCAAAGCAAGCAACAACAGAAATCATCAATGCTCTTAAGAATACGGATGATAAGCAAAAACAATTTATTGCAGGTCAGGGTATTATGGGCACAATGTGGGAGGATTTAGGAGCAGATGCAGTTTTTTCACTTGTTAACACACAAGGTGAAATGGATGCAACCAGTGAAAGAATGTCTACATTAGCTGATGATGCTTATGATAATCTCGGAACAGCTTTTCAGGGCATTGGTGCATCAATTGAAACAGATTTGCTTCAACCTGTCGCAGATGACACATCATCCTTTGTTTGGGACTTGATTCCTAAAATTCAGGGATTGATAAGCGGTCTTGCAGAGGCTTATCACTGGGGTAAGGAAAATAAGGGAATTTTAACAGGACTTGCAACTACAATCGGTGTAGTTGCAATAGCAGTAACCGCCTATAATGCTGTGTTGGGAATTGCAACAGCAATACAGACTGCCAAAAAAGCATTAAATATTGCTGAAACTGCATCAATAGGGTCTTTGGTCGCTGCCAAGTGGGCTGAAAATGCTGCTAATATTTCCCTTGCCGCCAGTGGTATGGCTGCTTTGTGGCCTATACTTTTAATAGTCGCCGCAATAGCCGCCGTTATTGCAATAATTGTTTTGGTTGTTAAGCATTTTGATACATTAAAAACGTGGGCAACAGATGCTTTTGAAACGGCTAAAAACAAATGCACGGAATTTGCAGACGGTGTAAAACAGAAATTCAGAGATTTCGGCGACAGTATTGTAAACGGCTTTAAATCCATACCCGATAAAATCGGCGATTTGTTTGACAAACTCAGAAGCAAAATCAAAACACCGCATATAAGTGTTACCTATTCCACTGAGGGCACACTTGCCAAGGTTGCTGATGCTTTAGGCTTGCAGGGCTTTCCTAAGCTTCACATCAACTGGAATAAATTCGGCGGTGTCTTTGAAAAAAAGACGATTGTTGCACAGGGCTTTGCTGAGGCAGGGGATGCAGAAATGGCATTGCCGCTGAATGACAGGTCAACAGCTCCATTTGCGGCGAATATTGCAAGCCATATGCCAAGTGAAGATTACAGCGGTGTGCTTCACAAAATTTATAATGAGCTTGCAGCAGGCAACAGCTCCATTACAGACAAAATCGTTGATGCCGTTGTTAACAGAGTTGTTTTCAAACTGGATAGGCGAGTAATTGCAAGAGTGGAGGCAAAGTGATGAATGGTGTCTATGTCGAAAAGCTGACCTACACAAATTCAAGGGGTGAAAGCATTTCTTTCAATGACGGCAGCGGACTTTGTCTTGATGAGAGCGAAATATCGGGCTGGTCCTTTTCTGCTGATTCAGGCAGTGACAGAGTAAAGTCCTTCAGCCGTGGTGTTTACAGCAAAAAGCTGAATGCATCCATTATTGCCGACAGCACAGAGCAGGCTAATTATATAAAAAATAAACTGCATGATGTTTGTGTTGTGGATATAGAGGCAGAAACACCCGGTGTGCTTTCCTGCAGGGGATATGAAATTGAATGCTGGATTAATGAGGGCAGTCATTCCGAATATACCGAGTGGGACAGCTTCGACACACTGGAGCTTAATGTCATAAGCCATAGCAAATACTGGTACAGCAGAAAAACGCAGCATTTTGAGCTGACAGACAAAGAACTCAGTGAGGTTGTTTTTGATTTTCCTATAGGTTTTCCTTTTGATTTATATTCAAGCTCGATCAAATCCAATATTCTGAATAATGAAATACTGGATGCAGATATGATTTTGAGAATATACGGTCCTGTTCAGAGCCCATCGCTTACCATTGCAGGTCATAATTATGAGGTTGATGTGATGATTTCCGATAAGGAATATCTTGAAATCAATACACTTGAAAAAACGGTGTTTCTCTATACCTTGTGCGGTGAAAAAATAAACTGCTTTTCAAAACGCAACAGACAGTCAGATGTTTTTCAGAAACTGCCCACAGGCAATTTAAAAATATATTCTGATTATCAGCTTATATTTGATATTGTAATGCTGAACAGGAGGGCAGAACCGAAATGGTAGATATTATTTATACCGACAAAAACCGGGTTGATGTGGGTGTTGTTCCGAATCCCCGGTTAGACTTAGCCTTCGGCAGCGGCGAAAATGATTTTGAGCTGATTGTCGATAAATCAAAACACTGCTGCAGTGCAGGGTCACTGATTTATGTTGAGGGCACGGAGTACGGCGGTATTGTTGACGGTATTGAGGCAGGCACAGACAGCAATGAAATCAAGTATCTGGGCAGAAACTGGCACGGAGTGCTTGAAAGCAAGTGCCTTGAACCGCCTGAGGGTCAGAATTATTTAAGATTTTACGGTGATGCCAATAAAGTACTCGGCGAGATTATAACGCTGCTTGATTTGTCAGAGCTGTTTGAGGCGGAAAGCACAGCAGCAGGCATAAAAATAACCGCCTACAAGCCTGAACGCTATTCAATGGGCTACACCGCAATTCTTAAAATGCTCAGCTCAGTCGGCGCCAAGCTGAAAATGGTGTTTAACGGCGAAAAGGTTAAGCTTTGGGCAGAGCCTGTGACTGATTATGCAAATAATGATGATTCGGCAACACAGTTTGCCGATTTGACAGTCAAGCAATATCAGAATAGCTGTAATCACCTGATATGCCTTGGTAAGGGCGAGCTGAAGGACAGAGCCGTTATACATTTGTTTACGGATAAAAACGGCGGTGTGCGACCATATAAAAAGGTTGCGGACCCTGTGAAGGACAGTCAATACATACTTGACTGCAGTAAGCAGGTGCTGAAGGGCATTTATGAGATAACGCAGGTGTATGACAATGCAAATGCCGAGATAACCGAAAATTTTGTGTTGCTGACATCTCAGCCCTCTGACTGGAAAAAGAAATTTTCAAGCTACTATATTCTTGATGATAATGACGAATTTAAGGAGCTGGTGGGTGTCAGCAATGATGTAATAACCACACTGAAAACAAAGCCCGCTGATTGGGAAACGAATTTCACAGCTTATTATATTGATGCCCTCACCAATAAAACGGTTGAGGGTGTTGAAACATCAAAGTATCAGTCGCTTTCAAAAAAGCCTGTTAACTGGGATGTGAGCTATTCGAGCTATTATGAGTATTTCAATAACGGAACATCCGTTCAGTATAATGCTGTCAGCGGTGTGAGCTATGACAAATATGATATGCAGACGGCACAGCCCACAGATTGGAAGGATAATTTCAAAAGCTATTATTGTAAGTCAGGTACAAGGTATACAGAGGTTGCCGCTCTTGCTCCTCAGTGGGTCAAAAACAGGTTTTATTCCAAATCAGGTAACAGTTATACGCTTTTGAATTATAAGCCAAATGACTGGAGCACAGGCTATGGGAATTATTACTGCAAAAGCGGCAGCAGCTATGTGAAGGCTGAAGGAGTTGCTCCCTCCTGGAGCAGAAAGCGGTATTATACAAAAAGCTCAGTTACAAAACCGCCTATGTTTGTAAGCGGTAAGTATTATAAGAAGGTTTCATCAGTAACGAGTGCACCGCCTTTTGTTGCCAATAAGTATCAGTCCAAAACGGAAAAAATGACTGCGCCGAGCTTCTGCAAGAATAAATATTATAAAAAAGAGCTTGACCGCTACAAGGTGCTTGTGGAAAACGGCATTGAAAAGCTTAAGGAAATCAAGGGCACGGAAAGCCTTGATATTGATTTGGAGCAGGAGGCTGAATATGACATTGGGGATTTGGTTGGAGGCACTGAGCCAAAGACAAATATTTCAGCGGTTGAAACAATCAATAAGAAAATTGTAAAAATCGAAAACGGCAGAATGACCGTAACACACGAAACGGGGGTGTTGGAATGAACAATACAAACTTAGTAACAGGGTACAGGGCAGAAAATCATATAACCTCAGAGGATGTGGGAGCACTGTATGCAGGCATAGTCGGAGAGGGAAAATATGTATTGCCTACAGAGCGTCAGCTTGAGGCGGAGCTTGTGAGCAATAACCTTGTGCGAATACACAGCGGTGATGCAGTGATTAACGGCAGGCACGTTCGTATTCTGCCGAATACCTATGAGGATTTGGTGATTGAAAACGGTGAGCAGGGCGCTGTTTCCTATGCACTGGTGTATTTCCGTTACACCAAGGACAGCGAAACAGGTGTTGAGGACTGCGGCACATATATTCTCAATAATGCGCCAAGCACAGGCAAAACGGAATATACAGACTGCAGTATTTCTGCAGGTGATGCAATTGTTGATTTCCCATTGTATTTAATCAAAAGCGAGGGAATCAGTGTTACAAATGTAAAACAGCTTTTTGATGTTCCTGCAAATCTTATTTCCGCAGCCGCAGACATGACACAGGTTAAAAAGGATATCACAAGTCTGAAAAGCAAAGACAATGCTCTCACTTCTGCAATCAATACAGAAAAAGCAAGAGGCAGCAAAATACTGTGGCAGACCTCCAACGGCTGGCTAATGGCTGAAACCACAACCCTGCCATTATCCGAAAAGGTCAGTGCCCAGCGTAACGGTATCAAACTCCTGTGGGCAAGCGGTGATGATAATGAAAATGCAGATTATGATGTGCAGATAACCGATATTGATAAAAATGCAGTAAAACTGAAAAGCGGAAAAGGTTATGCCTGTCCGCTGATAGGCGGTAATTTTACAAGCATCGGTGTTAAGTATGTATATATCACGGATAAAGAAATCAGAGGCTCGGCTCGGAATTTGGAAACAGGCACTAAAAACGGCATTACATACAATAACAAAAGGTATTATCTTTTTGCTGTTGTGGGTTATTAAGGAGGCTTTATGCTCAGACTTCATTTTAATGTAACAGAGGAAAGGGTAAAGCTGGATGCGGCACAGGAAAATGATACCCCTGCAGCAGGCAATATCAATTATATTGAATGCAGTTTTAATCTTCCTGAAGCCTATGATGATTTAATTGTGGAAGCGGTGTTCAATGGGGAAAGAAGGGCGCTGGTTGACGGTGTCTGCACGGCTCCGCATATTGAATCAGGGGAATGCACGGTGGGTGTAATTGCCTATGAATTGGAAAATGACAGCTATAAGCAGTTATCCTCACCAAGACCCTGTACAATCTGTCTGCCTAAGGGCAGCTTTGATAACACCGGGAAGGAATCGGAGCAGCCGTCACCCGGTGCTCTTGAGGACTATTACCAAAGAATAAAAAAGCTTATCACAGCAGCAGGCGGCAGAAATCCCGATAATAAGCTCAAGGACATCATAGTAGTAAGAAGCTTTGAGGAATATGATGCCTTGTTTGGTGATGAAGAATATGTCACAAATCTGACAGAAAGCCTGCAGGAGGGTGAATATATTTTTCTTGTTGTGCTTGAAAGTGATATGGGTGACGGAAATCTCACAACAATACTTACAACGCTGGGCAAGGAAAATGATGAGCTTGTGTTTTATGACGGCTTTTCAACGGATATAATCAGACAGAAAATCAAGGATGCGGTTTTACCGATTTCAAAGGAACTTGAAGCAATCAAGCCCATAATTGATAATAAGCAGGACCGTGCCTTTGAGCTGAAGCATAACTGTGAGCATCGCCGCCCTGAGACTGAGCTTCTTTCCAGTACGTGGCTGCAGCTTTCATTACCGTCTGCTATTCCTGACGATTATATCTCAAGCCTTGTGTTCAACAGCGGTAATGAGCCAACAACGCTGAGCTATCCACAGACAATCATATTTACAGGTGATGACTGCATTGACAATGTCTTTGTGCCAAAGGCAAATACAACCTATAACGTGATGTTCTGGTATGACGGAATCAACGTCAATGCCGTATCAAGAGGTGTTCCCTATGCTCAGGAGTAAACTAAGGGCTATGCTCTCAGCCAAGCCGAACTATCAGCGGCTTGCATATATAGAAAGTACAGGCAAGCAGGTTATTGAAACAGGTATGAAACCGTCAAACAATTTAACTGTTTATATAGATTTTGCATTGACAGAAACCGTTTATGACTATATAGCAAACCGATGCGGCTGTGCATATTATGCAGACGGTCATAGGTACAGACCTGTTAAGCTTTCCGCAGGATATATCAGAGCTGTACAGATGGGCTCAGGCAGAGAGTCAGGCGGCATTGTATTAGATAAAAAAAGACATAGGATATTGTATAACGATGCAAAGGGCAATGTTGTGTTTGATGACTCAAAGGCAGTCAATATTTATAGTTCCATAGCACCGCCTGATGACGTGGGTCTTGGTGTATTCGGTCAGTGTCAGATTTCAGGCTTAAGCGATTTGCATACAAGTGAGAAAACGCTCGTAAAAATGCGACTCTATGAACTGATAGGCTATGACAAGGTAAGCGGAGAAGAAATCTATCACGCAGTGCCTGTGCTGGACAGTCAGGGCACGCCCTGCCTGTATGATAAGGTAAGTGGAAGATTTGAGTATGACATAATAGGACAGGAGGCATTCAATTATGATGTATAAATACATAAGCGAAACAGAAATAGAAAAAGCACCGAAGTATATCAAGGAGCAGGGGACAGTAACAAGCAATCCGCCTGAGGACAAGCTCAGGGAGCTGGGCTACAAGGATTTAATCATTGAGCCTTACCCCGAAACACAGGAGGGCTTTTACAGAACACCGATATATACAGACGGTGAGGTTATTACTCAGAGTTGGAGTGAGGAGGTTGAAGAAAATCAGTAATGATATTATTGTAGCTCTGCTGGGAATGGCAGGCACAATCATAGGGTCTTTCATCGGTGTTATTGCATCCTCCAAGCTGACAAATTTCAGGCTGAAGCAGCTTGAGCAGAAGGTGGATAAGCATAACAATTTTGCTGAAAGAATACCCGTAGTCGAGGAAAAAATAAAGGTCCTCAATCATAGAGTAGAGGACCTTGAAAATCAAAATAAATAATTAATTATTGGAGGTATAAAAATGAAAATCACAAAGGAAACAATCATCAGAACTGTGCTGCTTGCAGCAGCACTTATCAATCTCATTTTAAATGCGATGGGTAAAAACACATTGCCCTTTACCAATGAGGAAATCAGCGAGGCAATCTCTGTCATATTTGCCGTTGTTACCTCAATTATTGCCTGGTGGAAAAACAACAGCTTCACCCCTGCAGCAATCAGCGGTGACGAGCTGATGCAGTCCCTGAAAATCGGCGGTGAGGGCAGTGAGCTGTTCTATTACAATCAGAACAATTACAGTAATGTTAAGTATGACAATCCGAATACAAGCAAAATTGAAACAATCAACTCAAGCGGCTGCGGTGTTGCATCAGCCTGTATTGTATTCAACACTCTTGCAGGCAAGGAGCTTTATTCAATCAAAGCTATGGCAGAATTTAGCTTAAAGAATGGTGCAAGGGATAATTCGGGTACCAATATGCTGACACTCCTTAAGGCTCTGTGCCGAGAGAACAAGGCATTTACATACAAGACCACAAACAGCATTGACGAGCTGAAAAAGCACCTCAAAAACGGCGGTATGGCGATTGCCAACCAGGGCGACTGCTACAATGTATTCAGTACTGCAGGACACTATGTTGTGCCATGGAAAATGAGCGGCTATAACATCAATGTTGTTGACCCTCAGATGTACAGCGGAAAATACAATGCTTACAACAGACCACAGAGAATTGTATCAAAGACAGACACAGGAGCAATTGTCAGCCCTGCTCAGCTTGACAGAGCCTGCAGTGATCGTAATCCAAGGTATTATCTGATTACATACACACCGCCGAAAACAGCACAAAAGCCTGTTTACAATGCAGGCAGTCATTACAAGCTCACAGCAGCAGTCAATGTGTGGACAAATCCCACAACAACCTCAACAATCAAAAAGGTGAAGGATTTAACCGCTGACGGCAGAAAGCACGCAACAAGCAAAAACCTGAATGCAAATGCAGTCCTCAAAGCAGGCACAGTTGTTGATGCAGATGCAGTGTCAACCGACACAGCCGGCAACATCTGGCTTAAAATCCCAAGCGGCTTCATTCCTGTTTATTACAGAGGTAAAAAGAGAGCGAATTGGTATAACAAGTAAATAATTAAACAAATCCCACTGAGAGCAATTTTGCTCAAAGTGGGATTTGTTTGTTTTAATGATTATTTTTATTATAAGTTAATATTTTTTCAACAACTAATTTTTCACACCATTCAGGACATTTTCTTCTGCCACTTTCCCAGTCTTGAATCGTTCGCACAGGAATACCGAGCCAGTTATTTAAGCCCTGTTGTGTTAAGCCTGCCGATTGTCTCGCTTCCTTAATTGTCATTTTCAATTTTCCTTTCTATTCTTTAATGCCATTATAAGTGCTACTGTTGCAATTACAGCAGAGGTAATTAAACAAACTATTTTTAATTTTGAAAAAACAGTAAATGCAAGAACACAACCGATACAGCTTATAATGATTAATAAAAGTATTGATTTTCTCATATATATTTGATATACTAAAGACATAGGGGTCGGGGAGTTTCCTCCCCTTTCCCTTTACCGTTTCCGTTTTTGTTTGTTGGACTTTTTCGGAGCGGTTTTCTTTTTGCCTTGTTTTATGGTTATTATCAACGCAATCGTTGCAACTGTATTTGACCATATTGCTAAGGCAATTTCTATTATGTCTTTTGTATTCGTGTTTCTCACCCCCTCACTACTCTTATATTATAACACGCAATGCGTGTATAGTCAAGTCTTTTTTTCGAAATTTTTCAATTGTTTTTATTATTACTTAGAAATAAATTTATTGCAGTCTTATTGCAGTCAACTGCAATAGAAATTACTGATTTTTACAGTATATAAGGGATATTTTATAATTCTATTCTTATCACTCCGACCAAACCCAATAGAAGGTTTTTAGCTTTCTATTGGGTTTATTTTTTGAAGATTAAATTTGCAGTGAGCCTTCTGAAAGGCTGCTGACAAAGCTTTTCATTTCTTTTTTTGAATTTATTTTTTTGGTTTTGTTTACTACGGCTTCTTTTTGTTTGCTGGTTAATGCTTCAAATTGCTGCATTGCAGTTTCGTTTTGCGCAAGTGCCATACCGAAGCCGAGCGGCAAATCGTTTTTATTCAT